TTGCAGCCATCACTTCTGTAACTGGTGGTATCTATGCTAACCTCCAAGGCTTTGTTGCCCCTTAATGTAATAGGAGTCTCTCTTGGCTGATATTGAATTACTTAGTTTAGAAAGCGGCTACAATGTTAGCCGCATTAACAACAACTTTGACGTTATCGAAGAAGCAATAAATAATGGTGTCTTAAATAGGTCTGGTGGAAACAACGTAATGGAACAAACTATCGACATGGATAGTAACACCATTCATAATGTACCAACACCAATTACTCGCACTGAGGTTGTTAACAAAGGTTACGTTGATGACGTATTAGCTGGTGTTATACAACCTTTAGTTGTAAAGACCATTACTGGAACCTCTTACACGCTATTAGATGAAGACAATGGAGCAATCTTATACTTCACTAATGCGTCCCCAATTGCTTTTACAATACCCCTAGCTGTGGCTGCCGAAGGGTTTAATTTTATAGCCATACAAAGTGATGATGGACAAATTACCTTTGGCGGAACTGCTGCACTTAAGAATTATGATTCCCACACAAAAACTGCTGGATTAAATGCTACAGTTGGTTTTATTTGTGCGGTTGCTGGTGAGTTTATCTTTTCAGGTAAAACTGTGTGAGAACATCCCTCTTATCTGCCATTATGTGCCAAAGCTCTAGTTATAGTGTCTCCTACATAGGTGACTCAACTACTGAGTGGGGATTTCTTCCACGTTTTGCTGCTGATGGTTTTGCTGGCATTATTTCCGACGCAGAGGGCGTTGCAGGAGAGGGTACAGTTACGCTGTATGATGATCAAACCTTGCAATGGGAGGCAGCTGGCGACACGTCCGGCGCTCGCATAGCTTTTGAATATGGACGTAAGTGCTGGTATGAGTCAGGCTCACCTAAAAGGGGCGTGTCAATTATTGTGCCTCCAGAATTTTCGGCGTACGCCAGCCTAGAAGGAACACCAATACCGTTAACTATGTTAGCTAATAATGGAATGGGTGGTAGAGACCAAGCACCTTTTGTGTTCGGCCAGATATTGAACGGCCAGCGTTTTGTAATGGCTGGCAATCAAGGCATAGCTGGTCAACGGGCAGAGCAGGTTTTGCTAAGAATTGCCGATGCTTGGGAAAAAGACACGTTCGGCAGGCCGTTAGCGATAAGGCCAACTCACGTGGTTGTATTGGTCGGTATCAATGATGTTGCCTATATTGATGACGGCACTGCGCCTTATGACGTGGCCAAAGTTAAAGACTGGCTGGATGATATTCGTGATGCCATTCTAGCCCAAGGGATAATGCCTATTTTCGGCAACCTTGTAGAAGAAGCGCCATCGCCATCAAAAATACTGCTGATTGATGAATTGAATCTTCACATTTCTGGCATGGGCGTTCCTGTTCTTGATTATCATGCCGCTTGCAACGGTGTAGCTGGTGCAATGAGTGGACCGCACTACACAACGCTAGGCTCGAAGTTAGCTGGTGCAAAATTGGCAGAATTGCTGGTGTCAATTGCAGGCCAAGGATCATCACGTTTTGCGCTTGATAGCGGCACAACGAATCTGATTGTCAATGGCACAATGTCTGGTACATCTGGAACACTTACAGGCATGACTGGTGTTGCTGCTGTGGATTCTACATTCACTGGTAGCGGAACGTGCGTTGCATCCAAGCAAGCCGTATCTGGCGAAAATGACTGGCAGGTCTACACAGTAACAGGCGCGACAGCTGGCGATACTATCACGGCTGAATTTGATCCGCTGTGGTCTATCGGTCAGGATATTTACGGCAGCGTTGATTGCGATATAACAGGCGATGGTGTCAGTAACGCAAACTTCACGATTGAGTTCAGAAGCGCCGGTGATACGCGAGTCGAAAGTTTCTATGCTCTGGCTGAGGTATCAGATGATGCAATGGGTGAGCTGTCAGGCATATTGCAAACGCCGGATATTGAAGTGCCAACGTATTACAACGCTGGCAGAGCGTTTGCGAGTGTGATTCTTAGTGCTGGCGATACGGTTGTGAAATTCCGCAATGCTGGTGTTGGCTTGGCAAATTAACGCGCACGATGCGCAAGGGGTAAGGGGTGGATATGAACGACGCACAAACAGCGGCTCAAGGAATGGCGGCAGCGGGAAGCGCAGGAAAAGCGGCAAGTTTAGCTGCTGTGAAGTATACGGCGCTTGGCTTGATTATCGGTGCAGTGAGTTGCATTTCTGTGATCATGGCCGCTACTGCTCCAAGTGGTAAACGCAATTTGTTTATGTGCATCATGTCTACTGCGTTAGCCTCGCTTTGCGGTGGTAATTATGTCGGAAAGCACTTTGGATTTGTAGATGCGATTGTAAGCTCTGCTATGCTTGGCGATATGTCAGGTGTGAGTACGGCAGTTTATACGCTGATCGGAATTGCTTTTGTATGCGGACTTCCTGCATGGTGTTTAATTGGCGGTGTATTTGTCTGGTTTGAGCGTATGCGCGGCAAGACGATTATTGAAATACTGGCTGACGCAAAGAGTTTGTGGAAATAATGCAAAAATCCATTGATATCATTATTGACGATATCATCCGCGCAGAGGGTGATTATTCTGATAATCCTAATGACTCAGGCGGGAAAACTCGCTGGGGCATCACTGAGGCAGTAGCTCGCTCTAATGGTTACGCTGGCTCTATGACCGAATTGCCAAAAGACTTTGCTCGCTCAATCTATTACAAGCTCTACGTTGTAAAGCCGCAGTTCGACAAGGTGTTATTGCTGTCTGTATTGATTGCCAGCGAGCTTGTGGACACAGGCGTTAATATGGGTACTGCTACGGCCTGCATCATGCTACAGAAGACACTAAATGCGTTTAACAACTGCGGTAAACTCTATCCTGATCTAGTGCCTGATGGCGACTGTGGGCAGAAAACAATCAACGCCCTATCTGCTTATCTGAATGCCCGCAAGAATGACGATGGCGAACGTGTTTTACTGGTTGCACTGAATTGCCTACAGGGTGCGCGGTACATTGATATTGCAGCCGCTAATGCGAAGCAAGAAACGTTTGCTTTCGGCTGGATGAAAAATCGTGTGAGTTCGCAAGTGTGAACACGCCGACTACCAAAGCTTGGTATAACGAAATATACAAAGAGTGGGGGTTGCTAGTCACTGAGGACTGGTGCTTTCCTAATGTTAACGGAGGATATCACACAGTTCCGGCTGGCTTCTGGTATAACGGCGGCTCAATCCCTGCGCTATTCTGGCAGCTCACTTACGATCCATATCACCCTATTTTACTCGCACCTACTCTTGCGCATGATTGGGCTTATTGCTCGCACTGTATGAGCCGTAGCGATGCAGATGATACATTGCGTTACTTGCTTGGCTGCATGAAAGCGTCTAGCCTTAAATCAGCGGCTATCAAGTCAGCGGTTCACGTATTTGGTGAAAGCTTCTACGAACGAGACAGAAAGGATTTTCTTTACCTCTCTGTGCTACGTTCGCAGATTGTGGAGTCTGGCAGAAGCCTTGCTAAGTACGGGATTTAAAGCGCATCCCCTGCCTTTTTCGCTGGCTTAAACTTGAAGCTGAAAAACTTGCTCATATCAGCGCCTTTAGTCCGAACCCAAGCATCTATCCACATTGAAAACGTAGCATTGCACATGGGGCAGACTAGGTCACAGCGGCCTTTGTACTCTGCGTGTTTGTCGTCGGTTCGCTCGTTATTTTTATTTAACGTTCCTGTGTTGGAATTATCGAAGCTCATTAGCTTCTCCACTCTGTTGTAATGTCGCCGTTTAAATTGATCTTTCTGCAAGCGGGTAGAGCAAAAACATAGCCGTACTTATCCCGTTCAGGCTCTGGCTGACCATGCGTATCCTTCTTGAGCTTCACAGGCATCACCATGTCATAGCCTCCTATGCGAGCGCACAGGTGAGGTATTTTACCGTGGCGCGTTTGTGTTGAGTGTTGGTCGCTATTTGAACAATGTAACATCAGTTTGTCTCCTTAATTTTATTATTCATTTCAATTTCGAGTTCTGCCAGCTCAGACAGAAACGCTATTATTTCGCATTCCATGTCTTTAATCCTTGCATCATCACGCATAAACCGGATGCAGTGGTACTGTAAAGCAGGCGGCAGGCGGTCATCGTATGAAACAAAGTCGCACCACTTGCGGCCACTGCAAGCCATCTGTGAAAGCATCTGCCACTGGTATTCGCCTTTTGGTTTTCCGGTTCGCAGAAACTCAATATGTGTAGCAGTGTTTGGGCATTTAATTTCCAACAAACCATCAGTGCCTACAAGTCCGTCAGGTGAAGCACCAAAGCCCACAATCGAACCATGCTCAATCATGCCAGTCTCTGTGACAAACTCGCCCGCTGTTGCCTCATAAACCGCTCTGGCATCCGGCTCTAGGTCTGTACCGCGCTGCATTGCTGCATTGATATAGGTTTCTTCTCTGTTGCCCGTAAGGCGCTCACAGAGCAACTGCATCATGTAGTTAGTGCGACTGGCAGAATATCCCGTTTTGGTTTTTGCCATAACGTCTGAAACTTTGCTGGCAGTTACCTTGCCTAGCCGTTGTGCAAACCAAGCATCGCTTCCCTGTTCGATCATTGCAATTCTCCTTCAATAACCGACGAAACCGCTGATTCACTGGCTGCCTTTTTCAGACTGTCGCCATGCTCAAGCCAGAATTTTGTCTTTAACTGACCGGCTGGAAGCGCAACAAACGCATCAGATAATGCTTTTGTTCCATCCATAGCGGCATCGCGCATAGGCTGTAAATGCTCGGATACAAACGCTGTATATTCCTCATTGTTTTCAGATTGAATGCCAGCATGTTTTGGCGTGATATCCTTTTCAATAATCCGCTCTGCTTCGTCTTCGTCGTATATGCCAACATAACCAAATGCAAGGCGGGCGCATTGGATTAGAGCCTTGTGGCGTAACATGCGCTTAGGGTGAGACTTCCACGGAGTTACCTCGCGTCTGCACTCGCTCATATACTCGGTGACTTTAATCGGGTGCGATCTGTCTTTTCGGTACATGATGCAAGTACATTTTTCATCATCTTGCTCAAAGTCAAGTCCGTCAAATTGCGGGTTTTCGTTGATAATACGAGACCATCCATCGACACCAACAACGGGAACAATGCCGTTATTTTTATCGGGGAATGCGTATATTTCTTTTGTGAAAGGGTTAAGCCCGTACTGACCGGCTACGATAAGCAGCGCGGTCATTTGAGCATCTGATACCTGCCCCTTGAATGCGGTTGCTTTCAGGGTAGCAAGCAATTCCTGCTCGCCGCCTTCCATCCCAAAACTAGCGGCCAGCTTGCCACTCAATACTGTTAATTGACTCATTTCTGTTGCTCCTAGTAATTGATAACTATGCCGGTAATCAGCTTTTTCGCTATCAACGTGACAGCTAGTTTCGCGCATTCTTCTGTCATGCCGCCATTAGTAAATGCCGCAACCGCTGCATTATTTACTTCTTTCTTGTGCGCTTTGTCTTTCTCTCTGGCCTTTAATTCAGCGGCGGCTATTTCTGCCTGACGCTCGCGCTCTTTGCGGTCTGCTTCAATTTGACGCTCTGCCCGTTCCCGTTCATATTCAGCGGCTCGTTGTGCTTCCAGTGCTTCACGTTGTGCTTTCTCGGCAACTAACTGCAATTCCAGCTCACGGCGCTCTGCCGCTGCTTTGGCATCTGCCTCACGCTTTGCGGTAGCATCACGTTCGGCTTGTGCAGCCGCTTCTACGCGTTGCTTTTCTGCTTCTGCCAGTTGTGCGGCTTTGCGTATTTCAGCCTCGGCAGCTTCTCTGGCAATGCGCCCCTCGCGTTCTTTCTGTTCGCGCTGCGCCTCTTCTTCGCGCAACCTTGCGAGTTCAGCCTGTTCTGCTTCGTATGCTTGACGCTTGACCAGTGCGGCATTCAGTGCGGTTAAGGCTGCATCTTTAGCCCTAGCAGCTTGTGGCTCAAACTCTTGCCATGATTCATCTATTGCGATAATAGAAATTAAATCAATATTTAATTGCAGCTCTACCGCGTCAAGATCAGAACACTCAAGGCGCAATTCAATCTCTGCAATTTTACGCTTGTGTTCTGCAATGCGTGATTCTTCTGCTTCTTCCCACGCAGTCAACGGCTCGCGCACTTGGTCGCGCAAACCATCAAGATAATCGCGCATACGCTTACGTTCAGCGTCTACAAGCTTAGGCTGTTCTTTCAGTTTATCAACCAGCTCCTTTCCTGTTTTATCCAGATAGGTTTTTGATTGCGAGACTTTATAAGCCATAGATGCAACTGCATCGCGGCCTTTCTTGGTCGTAACGTCTGGAATAAATCCATCTACTTCGGCTTTGATTTTTGCAAGATACGGGTCAAGACCCTTATCAGCGGTATAGACTTCTAGCGCCGTTTCTGGTTCAATAATTACGAGTTCTGTTGATTCTGACATAACCTTTCTCCTATGTATTTGCGCCATTTTACCAATTGGCATGGTGGTGGATATAAGTGACTTCCACTATATGAATTACGAAAATTCGATTATTTGCGCCACCCAATTATCAATCTCTTCCTTTGTCTTTCCCTTGGCTATCCGCAATAATCCATAGTCAATAGTGCGGCTGTAAAGCTCTGAAAATTTCGTTTCGTCCATACTTGCAAAGCTTATTGACTTTGCCTCTGCCTTGCACTCTCCCTTGATGCTGACAACCAGCTCATAGTGTCCGGTAGCAATAGCAATATCCTTGCGAAAACGCTCACGGTTTTTAATCGCTACTTCTCCCTTGTGCGATACAGGTTCAGGGTCGAAAATGTTGAATAGCACGTCGAGCAATGCAAAGTATTTCCGGTGGAAAGCGATGTTTCTAGGCCGCTTAATATCAGCCCTGACAGTTTCGCCCTCTGTGATGTTGGCAAGCGTTTCTGTATCTGCCTCACTAGCAGGCATTAGTACGCCACAACGCCTTATCAAAAACACTTCAGCCACGATTATTTTTCTCTACCCAACTGATGTAGTCCGTCAATAGCAGTAGATCAGTAGACGCTATAGTTTGCCCACTAGCTAACGCCTGAGCCACTGGATACAATCCTGCTGCCTCATCATCACCAGCCGCACCAGCGCACAGTAACGCCTCTGCCCACTCTTTCCAGTACTCAACGGTTTTCTTGCTCATCATGAAACCTCTACCGGCTTGCCGTTTTTGTCCAGCATGTAATAAACATCAGGCTTGATTCCATTTTCACCAGCAAGTGATGCAAATACATGAGTGATTGCATAATCGTTTTTATATCCATCACGATGAACCAGAAAAATAGCAGAACCAAGGCAGGCTTTAGCTCGGCCTTCATATCCTGATGCCATAGCAACTGAGGCTTTTCCCTCTACGGACGCTGCTGATTGGTAGCCAGTGTTGGACGCTGCTGATTGGTAGCCAGTGTTGGACGCTGCTGATTGGTCGCCAGTGTTGGACGCTGCTGATCGGTAGCCAGTGTTGGACGCTGCTGATTGGTCGCCAGTGTTGGACGCTGCTGATTGGTCGCCAGTGTTGGACGCTGCTGATCGGTAGCCAGTGTTGGACGCTGCTGATTGGTAGCCAGTCTCATGGATTAGCTGAGATGGCTCTGTTTGCGCCGTTATCCACTTGATTGCTCGTGTAATCAGCTCTGGAATCTTTAATTCAGCAACTATTTTAATCTCAGCTGATGCAATTTTAGAATCGTCGGCATGGCGCGATATTTCACCGGATGCTTTGATTTCACAGAATCGGCTATCTGCTGGCGCATAATAATTGAACACATCAAGCGGATATTCAAAAGAATGGAATCCTGAATTACAGGCTTTGACTTCGCCATCGTGTTTGAATGTCTTGCCTATCTCAAATTGATAGCCTCTGCATTTAAGGTCTTTATCAAACCCCTTAATGCCTGCGATAACTTCTTTTTTCTTGCGTGGTTTTTTAGTGGTTGCCATTGTCTTTCCCTCTGTGATTTCGCTTATTGTCTTATATCTGTCAGCCGATGGAATCAGTAATTGTGCGTAGTTTGGCTTTGTATTCGCGCTCTATTTCTTTGAGTTCAGCTATCGACCACTTAGCTGGCGGGTGTGGCGCTTTCAATACTTCAACTCGTTCAATTCCTATACGTTTTATCAATTCAATTTCGTACATTTCGTCTACAGTGCGAGCCTTGCTACTCCAATTACCGCCGCCGCCATTACACTTTTTGCACTGCTTATGGCAATTATCCTCTGTGAATCTCAGCTCTGGATAAGCGCCTCTTGTCTTAAAGTGTCCAGCATCCCATTGTCCTCCTGTAACGCTTGGAGGATTAACTGCGCCGCAACTTATACAAGGCAATCCTGTATCCCTTTGCCGTATCCATGCGTTAAAAACTGTTTGAGCGCGTTTCTGCCAGTATGCTCTATCCTTGTCCTTAATCGCTTTTTTCATAACAGCGGTATCAGCCTTAAACGCCTTTGCCTTCTTTTTCAGGCTATAAGCAAGCGCGCAACGTGGCGTACATACTACTTGCATGCTTTGTGCCGGTATAAACAGCTCTTTGCACCATCGGCATTTTTTATCTTTTATCCGCTTGACGCTTTTAACGCTTGTCATATTCCATTTATTCCCGCAATTCATTGACGCGCAAAGCTATCAAGGTAAGTGATGGCTAGCATACAAGAACATTATCCGCCAGTGCTTGGTGTCGATCAGTAGTTATGCACCAAGGCGCTCAATCAGGCCGCGCAGTGAAATTGTCGCACCACTCCTGCCGTTCATTGATTCAATATCGGTCAGCAATCTCAGTGCAACCTTTGTATCCTGCTGGCGAGGCGATAGCTCAGGCAAAGGCGCAAGGCCAGTTGCTTCTGTGCCGCAATCGTATTGTTTCGTTTCAGTACGCATTATTAAAGACCCTCAAAGTGATATTTCCATTTTTGCAACGGGAATGTGGTTTTGAAATTATCGCCATACTCTTCTTTCATTCCATCAATAATTTTGTCTAACATATTCTCAGCTTCATCCATGTTAGTTGGGTAAACAGCGCCACCTTGTTTTCTTCCGTCATAAGTAACCCACGCCATACCGTAATTTCCACCAACAATCACGCCACTTACATCGTCAACAGGTACTCCAATACTAGCCATCACTTACCCTCATGTTGCAATTATCCAAAAACATCGACACGTTATTGCCATATGTCCACGCTATAAACTTGTTGCATAACTGTCGCTTCAACTGGACGCGCTCACGCGCCAGTTAAGCTGGTGTTATACGTCAACATCTACCCTTACCATTGCACCAGTCGCACGTCATATCTCTCCCCCATCCATCCTTACGCCAACCTGAAGTAAGGCAATACTTGCAGGGATTTGTTGATAAAACCCACTGCTCATGCTTTTCTTTTTCTCTCTTCATGGCTTCAAGCTCGCGCTTTGCCACGCTTTCAACCGGGCATGGTATCGAATCGTAGCCGTGCGCCATACCGTAGTTATCGTGTGCGCCTTCTACGCATCCGGCAATGGTTTCAACTTGCTCATCGGTAGCTGTAATTCCAGCTTCGTCAAGCGCGTACAAAATACACTCTTTCCAGTAATCCATAACTCTCTCCAAGTATTGCCGTATAACTGTCGCTTCAAGCGGATTCGCTCCGCTCCCGCTTAAGCTGGTGTTAGAGGTCATGCGGCAACCGCGTCAGTGTTTTCGTAAGCAAGAAAAATCTTTCGCGCCAACACCTTTGCTTCATCCGTCGCAACCTGATCGCGTAAATACTCGGCGGCTTTTATCGCCAGTATCGTAACGTCATCATCGCCGCACCATGTATAAGCTCTTTGGGCGCTGAATCGCTTTCTGGTTGCTACGCACTCAACATTTCCCTGCTTTAGCTGCCGCTGAATCCACTTCCAACAATGCGCCTGATCGCAGCCTATCTCTGCCGCCAATTCGCTTGGCGTGTAGTCGCTTCGCATCAACCAGTATTTCATTTTCTCTGTGTTTTTCATGTTAAGCCCTTATTCATAAGCATTACCTCTAACTACTCGTTGGAGCGGACGCTACGCGTCGCACCTTAGCTCTGAGTTATGCGTCAGTCGTCACATCGTAGTCAACACCAAGAACGCACAGCTCGCTCTCTTGAAATTGCAGCATCCGTCCATCCCAGTGCCGCACAAGATAAGCTGGCTGCTCATTCTCCGCAAAAATAACGGCACGAACCTCTGCGCTAAAGCTAATGGCTTCTTTGCAGGTAGCGCCCATTTTCATCTCTACAATTTCACCAAGCGCATACTTGCTAGTAAACTCACCTTTTTTAATTTCTTCTGTCATCGTAGTTTCCTCTGTAGTTAGTTGCCGTATAACTGTCGCTTCAACTCGACAGCAAGCTGCGAGTTAAGCTGGTGTTATACGTCAAGATATACAAATATACCGGATGGCATAATTGGTACTTGTACCTATTTGACTAGGCGCAAATCATTACGCCATGACTTATCTGTGTGCATACTTACAAACGATTCCTTTGCTTTCATTGTCGTTTCGTTCGGGTACACATCGCACCAGCCCTCGTTGCCATTCATTATTGAACGCTCCATTAGCAGGTTAGGGCAATGGCCTTGTGACTCAAGCCGTGACAGCTTCTTAATCAGCATATCAAGCCCTCTCTGAGTGAGTGGCTTGCCTTTCTCTGACCGCATATCTACGAATGATTGCAGAGTATCGCGGTCAATGCTTGGCTGTAGTATCGGTAAACATATCGTCTTGAGTGTCATATTCGTCTGCCCGTTTAACCTTTACTTTCTGTCCGTATGCCGTGGCTATGAATAACCGTATGCACTCTGAACCGTAAACCTTCCCGCCGTGGTAAAAAGCACGAGTTAGCTTCTTACCGCAGCGAGAGCATTTAGTCATGCAAATAGATCATCATTATAGCGCGTTGCGTCCTCCATGTTTTTAACGGCCTGATCAAAGTATGATGGCTTTAATTCTGAACCTATAAACCTTCTGCCCATTTTGACGCTACAGAAACCTTCTGAGCCTACACCTAGAAACGGGCTGAATACCAGATCATCCGGCGCACTCCAAAGCTCTAAAGCACGCTCAATCACGTCAAGCTGTAGCGGGCAGATATGCTTTACATCATCCTCATCACGCGCTTCACGATAATTCAGCGTCCGAGTCTGGTTAATGTCGAACCATACCGGCGAGGCATAACGCTGCCACATATCAACGGGGAATTGCTCTGGCGTGTGCGATATTGGCACGATGTTCTGGCCGGGCTTGCGCATAACGATAAGATAATCAGCTAATCCCTGACGGCTCATACTTGAATCTTTCTTTATTGTCTTGTGCAATAAACCCAATGCTTTTGTGCGCTGCATTGCTACTACGGGGTCTTTCCATATGCAAACTTCAGAGTGATAAATCCATCCGGCAGATTGAAACATTCTGATCAGATCGCCTCGAAAGTCTTTTATACCGATAAACCCGTCATTCGCTTTTGACGTTGTAAGCTGCATACAGTGAACGGCCATCAATCTTCCCGGCATTGTAATTCGATACATTTCATCAATCAGGAATGCAAAGTGCTGGCTAAAATCATCATAGGTCTTATTGTTGCCCATATCCCTATCGCTGTTTGAATAGGTAAACAGTGATGAGAATGGCGGAGAGTAGATTGTGAAGCCAACGCTATCCGATTCGATTTCTTTCACAAGATCAATACAGTCTGCATTGTGCAGCGTGTATTTTTCAGTCTCGACTACTCGTCTGGTGTACTCGTCTTTCTGCGGTGCGATACCGAATATCTCGTTATTGGTGTATACGCTCATATGTTTCACCATCTCCTGACTCATGGTCTGATTCTGAATATCTTTTCTGCGGATATTTTCAACTACCGCGCCTTCACTTTCTGCGCTGATAACATGAACATTAACAACCTCTTTTTGACCAAAGCGCCAGAATCTACGGATTGCTTGATAGTAAGACTCCCAGCTATCAGACAGACCGACAAACGCTGTATTGTTGCAGTGCTGCCAATTCATGCCATAGCCGCAAATAGAAGGCTTGCTGATCAGCACACGCAATGCGCCATGCGTGAATGCGTCGATTGTCTTTTCCTTGTAATCAATCGAGTCTGAGCCTTTAACATCTTTTGACCCGTTAATCAGTTGGGCCAGCTTTTCAGATTCTTCGTTACGGTTGCACCAGACTACCCACTGGCCCGTAGAGTTATTAACAATATCGGCACACTTGGTTACTCGGTCATCAATGCTTTCTTTCCTTGCCTTGTTGCGCTCCATAAGTCCGGTAGCAATGTCGGCAAACAGTCCATCGGTGGTTTCAGACTCTACGATATGGCTTTCAATCTTTAATTCTGGAAGGATATATTTTGACCCGTCAAAGCAAAGATCAGCCGGTGACTTTATCACAATCGCCCATGTTGCCAGCCACTCCCAAAACTTAACCTTGCCATGCCCCTTGAGTATCCACGTTCCGGTATCGCCAGCGTCATTGATAAAAAACATCGCTAGCATTTCGGTAATCGTTACAACTCCAAGCCATTCTGCCTGATTGCCTATCTCCATGAAGTCGTTAGGCGAGGGGGTGGCAGTACATGACAGTTTGAACGGTACGTTCTTGCACGATTCAATCAGAGCATTACGCGTCTTGCCATCACGGTTTTTAATGATGGACGATTCATCCAGCACAATGCCGATAAACGAATCAATATCAAAATGCTCTAGCATCTCGTAATTGGTAATGTTTATTCCTTTTTGTATGCCATCCTGTGACCGGCAGTAATTGACCGATATGCCAAACTTTGCAGATTCTTCTACAGTCTGGTGAGCTACGCACAGAGGCGCTAGAATCAATACATCGCCTTGTGTGTGCTTGCATACGGCATCGGCCCATGAAGTCTGCATCAGCGTCTTGCCTAGGCCGGTATCAGCGAATATGGCCGCTCTGCCACGTCTTAATGCCCACTCAACAATCACGCGCTGGAAGTCGAATAGATTGTTATTCAGCGATTCAGCTTTGAACCCTGATATAACTGGTTGCAGTTTCTTCTTGTCGAGAAAATCCTGATAACTCACACATGCACCCATGTTTTATAGCTCCTTATTGCTTCGATTGTGCGAATATGAACGCCGTACTCGCTTGCCTGACACTTTGCCGTAACGCCTTGCTCTGAATCTATCCGTATTTTCCGCACTTGCGCTGCATTCATTTTTGCGTGTGGCAATTGTTCGCCGCGCTTGGCATATTTCAGCGTATCGCACAAGTAAGTATTTCTGTCTATGTTGTGCTTGCTACCGCGTATTGTGTGCGTGTCTCTTGGGTCAACGTAGGCCATCTTCATTCCTTTTGGTCATAGTTGTCTTAATGATGACTGTTGTTTGGGATTATCCCTACCAGTCAAACGAATAAATCTATGGTCGTTACATATCGAATTATCAGCAAATGTTCGGCATCCGAGCCGCTACACCAAAAGCACCATATCCCAAACTGTACGCTGTTTTAAGAAGTGCCGTCATCAAAGCACCCGATAGCAACCATTCGCTTTTTCCTTGGCTGGCACGATGCGACCAGACTACACGGCAAGGACGATCAAATTTCAGGCAATAAAAAAGGCGCTTAATAAATGGCCTGTTGGTTGGAGTGTTCAGCCTCCACAGACCATCTATAAAACGCCCTTCATTCATGCTGAACCATGACGCGCCTATACTTTCACACTGTTAATGCACTGTCAACTACAATCTGCTATAATCATGTTGTTACTGCTCTGTGAAAGCATCAGGTTTTTAGACTGCGTCTAGGTGCGTCCGGCGCAGCAATTTATAGATAATTTGTACGGCTATTAGACTTAAATTATTCGCGTGTTATAGCAAAAGCCTTATGTAGCAAGGGTTTCAACCCGTCTAGTCTAGATAACGAGTGATAACATTTAGACAAATCATGTACACAAAACAGCGTTCCATGTACACGTTTTGGGGTTATGTCGAAAATCACTGTTATGGGTGACAAATTCCATAAGGCTTGCCGTGAGTGGCGTGGTATTCTTCAACTGCATTATAAACATCAGCATTCCTGCCAATTGAGAATGAAGCCCCGTTAAATTTGAATTTAACATATGCAACATCCCATTTTTCAGCCTTAATTTTTGCATCAGTAACGGCGCTTTCTATGTCAGTTCCAGCAAGAAATTCTACTTCTATACACATTGAGCTTTTCATGTCATTTTCTCCATTATGTCGATAAACACATAAGTATTAGACTCGTTTCTACTTGCTTGTGGTCACAATTTAAGCGCACAAGACTGTACTGCCAAGCCGACTTTCCTTTAGGCGCTTTACCCACTAACGAAACGCCTTGAGCTAGTAACTTAGGCCGCACAGAGTCACGTATACGGGCTGATATAGCTGACTCGCTATGCCATGCTCCGAACTGGTCAATGATAGCCTCCCTGATTTCGTGGAGGTACATAGGCCGGTTTTCTGATTTAAGTACGGCCTCTATCTGGATTGCTGCGCTCATATCTATCTCCTTGACGCTAATAGCTTCTGTCTTGCGGTTAGCTTGCACTCTTTACATACCTTATCAGGGATGCGCTCACGGTTAGTGCCAAACTCCGTCACGGGCAATATGCGGCGGCATGGCTGGCAGATACGCATAGGCTCATCGTCGTACATGCCAAGTTACTGCGATAGCCCGGTCAGCTCGTTTAATGCTTCTATGCGCGGAATCATAGCCACGCCTTTTTTAGCCAGCTATTCATCAGACTGCAAAACCCCTGCATATGCTCGTTACGCACCGCTGAATTAGCCCGCATGATTCTTGACTCTTCAGCACAAACCATGCACCGGCGTACACCGCGTTTCTTACTGTACGCACTGATAGGCTTCTCTACGTCACACACAGAGCATACGCGCCCAACGGCAGCGGCTCTAGCAACGTGGTAAGCCTTGCTGCACAGATGGCAGTATCCGTCTGGTTTGAAGTTAGCGCGGTTCTTGTTTTCCTTGCACTTTGGGCATTTTTTCAGCATCGTACTCACGGCTTTAGTCCTTGCGCAGTACGCGCTTTCAAGAATCCGAATATGTGGGCATTGTGCGGGAAAGTCTCAGCGGCACAGTCCAGTGCGTTGATAACACTTTCGCGTCTAGTGTGACCTGTGCCAAGCACTGATCTGCGACCATTCACGCGGATTAAATGCTCATAGTCCCCCATGTAATCACTCTGCTTCTTTGTCATGCTTAACATCCTCTAGTTCGTATTCAGCCCGCATCAGGTGAGCAAGCCGTTTGATTTCATCTGCTTTGGTTGCTGGTATCCATAACTCGACGGTTATCAGCCCCTTGTTTTTCTGCTTTAGCGCGTACCTCTCGACAGCTACACGCTGAGACAGTGGAGTTAGTGGCTTGCTCATTGCCAGTCACCATTGCTCCAGCACTTTTCAATATCAGCTATAATGACTGAATGGGGTATTACTTTAGCAGCGGTAACATCAATGCCGCCAACTTCTATTTTTGCTATTGAGAACATTTCGTAGTATTCGCTAGGAATCTGGAACTCTACGTCAAAGATAACCTCATTGCCTTTTTCGTCTTTTGTAATGTATTCGTAGCTGTAAGTTTTCATTAGAAGCCTCCAGTTTGAGAAACGATACCAACGCACACAACCACGGCAGTAATAACGCAGAGGATGGCAACATAGCCAACGTACTCCAGAAAGGATGGCTGCTTTACCACAGCCGGTTTGTTTGATGGGTGCATATTGCGAAAATCGTGAGTGTTCATGTGTATCTCCTATGCCAGCAAGTTATCAATAGCTTCTTGTTTGGAGTGACCAAAAGCGACACGAAACCCGCCGTTTACTTTTGCATCCTCTGACTCAGCTCGCCAGTCATTTATACCATGTGCGATTTGTTGGTCGAGGGTAAGGTCATTAGCCCATGTGTTTTTGATTTCGTATACTTCGATGCTCATAGCCGTTCTCCTTTGTGTGTGTAGCCATTCTATCTAATCCGTTTAGGCGATATATAGTGGATTATACCTACTGATATTCTGTACAGTATCGAACTCTCAGGCAGCAATAATTGTACGCTGTCAATTGCGGAAATCCACTATAAAACAGGCGTTTTTTCTGCTATTATTGCGTTGTGGTTAAAGTTAAGCAGTAAGCCGAAATAGTGGTTAAAGTCCACCGGCCACCACACTTCAAATAAGGAGTTTTTATGCTTGATCCACTATCAATACTAATCCTAGCTGGTCTTACTATAGCTGCTATCTTGCTGGTGTCTTTGTTCCTGATGTTTGCCGATGGCGCAAAGCAGTACGAGCATCCTGAGATGAAACGAGAGCTACACAGCAACCCAAGGGGCAAGGATGTGTTCTACAGAATGCAGGACAGCGACGAATAATGCTAACCCTAAGCCGCAATACAGGAGAGCGAGTAAGGATAACAACGCCACGCGGTGCTGTTATCTGGCTCACTATGCAGCCTGACTGGATAGACTGCGATGATGGTAGTGGACTAGAGCCATTGAGAGCTATTCGCAATAACTCGGCGCTTTTCAAGTACGAGGATGGTGAAGTCGAGATAGTCTACATGCCAAAACGCCTAAAGCAGCACCATCACAGAGTAGGTATCATAGCTCCTAAGAGCTTTTTGATATTAAGGGAGGAATTGATTGATGAATAGCGAAAGGCTTATGAGTGATGTTCGGTCTCAAAAGTTTGAGAATCACGCTTATGTCAGCATTCTATTAAATGGACTACAGGAGGTTCTCGCTATGGATATAGTTAGAATGTCTCCGATAATAAGATACCAGAATGGCGATAAAGGTATGTTTTTTAGTGGAGAGACAACATTTTGCATTATGAATCCTGATATGGATAAAGCTGCTGTTATGGGTCTGGAAGATTGTATTTTGCAATGCCGTGAAACCGCAGCCAAACAATTACTAACCACAGAGGAATAGACCATGTTCGGATTCGGATTAAGCAAGCGGGTAGAAGAGTTAGAGAAAGAGCTTAAGCGGCTAACATTGTTAAGGATTGGAGAGCTATGAGTCGCACGCTAAGAGACATGGAATGGAAAGCTGGCGAGTCTTTATTTGATTATTATGTAAGGATATACAGTCCACGCTTTCCTGCTGACTCTCAATGGTCAGATGGTGAGATAGAGTTAATGAAATCCCGCAAGTGCGAACCATTTGTATTTAATAGAATGCCTAGTCATCTGGAGAATAACCATGAAAAACCTACTGCTAACCCTTACGCTACTTATCTGTGCATCGACAACAACAGCAAGTGATGTAAAGCCTATCAAGCTGTTTATGACAGACTATAAGTGTATGGGAGATTGCATGGCTAGAGGCTATGTGTACGGATACTGTCAGCGTATTTGCAGCTATTGATTTTATGGTATACTCACACAGAACAAACAGCCGCGTTAGACGCGAGTAGGTAGTGAGTGGCGAAAGATTCAACCACTATTAAGACAAAGAATAGACAGATGCGACAAGAGGCAATCCGTGAGCAATTATCTAACGGTGGTCATTTGCAGCATATTGTTGATATTGCTAATAAATTGGCAGACGAGACATTAGAGCTGGATAGCCTTATGATTCAGAGGCTTAAAGCTGCTTCTGATATTAAGTGTAAGCTGCTAGCCAAGTACATACCTGATCTGAAAAGCACAGAGATAACAACAGAAACTGATGAGGACGGAAAGCCAACAGGCATCCGCGTCATGTTTGTCAACCCTGACAGTAAAGCTACCAGCTAAACTACACGCCGTCTTCTCTCCCGACTATGTGCGCTATCGTTGCGCCTATGGCGGAAGGGGGAGCGGTAAGACTATGGGCTTTGCACAGATGGCTATTGTGCGAGCTTATAGCAGCAAGGTTCGCATAGTCTGCGCAAGGGAGATACTTAACTCAATCCGTGAGTCTGTACACTCTGAGCTATGTTATGCAGTTGAGGCATTAGGGTTATCTGACTACTTTGAGTGTGGATCAACCTATATCAAGTGCAAGACAACAGGCAGCGAGATTATGTACGCAGGCCTGTACAGGAATCTTGATAACCTGAAAGGTCTAGGACAGATTGATATATGCTGGATAGACGAGGCAGAGAGCGTATCAGAAGCCAGCTATACAAAACTGATCCCCTCTATTCGTGCTGATAAGTCCGAGATATGGGCAACATGGAATCCTGAGCGCATTGATTCTGCCACTAGAAACCGATTCATCATTAACCCGCCTCAGTCGATTGCTATCACTCAGATAAACTGGCGAGACAATCCTTGGTTCCCTGCTGTTCTGGAAGAAGAAAGGATAGAGCTGGAATCCAGAGACAAAGACGCATACTTGCATGTATGGGAAGGTCAGTGTACTACGCGCTCAGATGCGCAGATTATGGCAGGACGTTGGGAGATTAAAGAGTTCGATACAACAGAATGGACTGAAAAGCCTATGTTTGGCGCTGATTGGGGATTTAGTATCGATCCTACAACGCTAACTAAAAGCTATGTGAAAAGTCAGTGCTTATGGATTGACCATGAGGCATACGGTAGGCACGTTGAGCTAATGGATTTACCTGCTATGTTTGATACTGTGCCAGAAAGCAGGCGGCATACGATTTATGCAGATAATGCAAGACCTGAGACTATCAGTTATATGCAAGGAGCCGGGTTCAAGATTGTGGCATGTGATAAGTGGAAGGGTAGCGTAGAAGATGGTATAGCTCACCTTCGAGGCGCTTACGATATGATCTATGTTCATCCGCGCTGTGTGAACACTATCAGCGAGTTAAGCATGTACAGCTACAAGATAGACAAGCATACAGAAAAGCCAACTAGCGATATTATTGATGACCATAACCACTGTATAGACGCATTGCGGTATAGTGTTGGCAATCGCATACAGAGAAAGAATGTCAAGCCAGTAGTCAAAGCCAGCGTGATTCCTACTAAACATCACTGGAATTAGTTGTGGTATAATCCGCCCGATTACCCCTAACATTTGGAGTACAACATGGCAGCACGATTTGACCCTAGCAACGTAGACACAAAGACTGGCAAGATGAAGCCAAAGCCTAAAGTCATTGTTGGCGTTAACACACCAGCAGAGAAGTATGTGCCGCCTAAGGCAGAGAAGACAGTGGTTATCACTGCCAAGCCTGTTAAGACAGCACCTAAACCAGCTCCTAAAGTAGCAGCCAAGACTAGTGCAGGCGAAGGTATCCGCGAGGCTATTACTGCTACCAAACGCCGTGAGAGAGAAGCTGGCCTCGATTGATTACTGAGCGTTACGCGCTGCTAACCGTTCGCGGCGGCGCTGTTCATCCTTAATCACTTCGATAGCGTCGATGTAGTCGAATTGCTGGTCTTCCAGTTGTTCGGTAGTCCATTCTTCGATGTTAGTAGGAAGTTCGGGGCTTTGCAGGCTGGAATAAATAGACTTAGCTCCAAACAGTGCAAGAATGATAGTGAGTGCGCATAAGGCTGTAATCGCTGCAGTTCTCATGGTATTGCTCCTTTGTTGTGTTGTAGTAACAGTAGCGCAGTAAAAAGGGGAAGTAAGTAAGTAATAATACGTAATTTTGTACCGATAAAAATTCTATTGCATAGTAATTAGGTATATGTCACTATTGCGCAGGTAAATATCAGGCGGTTTCGATGGCTAGAGTTGGAAAAGCAGAGCGACTACGCAAGATTCACTCAGAATCTATCAGAGCCTTCAATATGGTTCAGTCGTCTGTGCGTATTGAGCGTTTACAGTGCTTGGCTGACCGCCGATTCTATTCTATAGCCGGTGCGCAGTGGGAAGGATCGCTAGCCAGACAGTTCGAGAACCGCCCAAAGTTTGAAGTCAACAAAGTTCAGCAGGCTGTTTTCAAGATTATCAATGAATACCGCAATAACCGCATCGGTGTTCGCTTTATCCCCCGCGATGGCTCAAAAGATGACAAGCTGACAGATGCTTGCAATGGCCTGTACAGAGCTGACGAGCAAGACTCTACTGCCGATGAAGCGTATGATAATGCGTTCGAGGAAGGAGTAGCGGGTGGCTTTGGTGCATGGCGCTTACGCGCTGTGTTAGAGGACGAATACAGCGATAACGAGTATCAGCGCATCCGCATGGAGCCGATATTTGATGCCGACTCAACCGTCTTCTTTGACCGCGATGCCAAACGACAAGACAAGTCAGATGCCAAGCATTGCTGGGTATTAGTGCCGATGACATGGGATTCGTATAAGGATACTTATAACGATGATCCTACTACATGGCCTAAAGACATTCAGATGATTGAATTCGATTGGCAGATACCAAACGACACAGTCTATGTCGCTGAGTATTACAAGGTAGAAGCTATCAATGAGATGCGATATATCTATCGCTCTGCTACGGGCGAAGAAGACTTCTACGTTAAGGAAGACTTCGAGGAAGATGACCAATTGCTTGACAAGTTGCTAGCTACTGGCTGGGCTGAAGTAAGGCGCGAGAAAGTCAAGTGCAAGAAGATACACAAGTATCTGATGTCAGGCGGCAAGATTCTTGAAGATCAGGGATACATTGCAGGCAATAACATTCCGATTGTTCCATTCTTTGGCAAGCGTTGGGTAGTTGATAACGTTGAGCGCTGCATGGGTGTTGTGCGTCCTGCTAAAGACTCTCAGCGCTTGAAGAATATGCAGATCAGTAAACTCGCTGAAATATCTGCCAAGTCCACAGTCGAGAAGCCTATTTTTGACCCTGAGCAGGTAACTGGATTTGAGGTAATGTGGTCAGAGGATAATATTGCTGATAACCCGTATCTGTTGGCTCGTCCTATTACTGATGCTGCTGGTACTCCTGTTGCTTATGGTGCAACGTCTTATACCAAAGTACCTAACATCCCTCCTGCTATGGCTGCATTGTTGCAGGTAACAGATCAGGACATGAAGGACATTTTGGGCGCCACCGAGTCAATGGATCAGATGCAGTCAGGACAGTCTGGCGTTGCAGTCGAGATGGTACAAAACCGTATTGACATGAACTCCTTTATCTATATGTCCAACATGGGCAAAGCTGTCAAGCGTTCGGCAGAAATCTGGTTAGGCATGGCGAAAGAGCTTTTTGTCGAAGAAGGCAGAAAGATGAAAACCATGACAGAGCAAGGCGAAGTAGGCCAGCTTGAGATAAAGCGCCCTGTACTTGATCCTGCTACTGCTGCGACTGTGTACGAGAATGATCTAGGAGATAGTAATCTGGAAGTATACGTAGAAGTTGGGCCATCTTCTAGCTCACGCCGTAACTCTACTGTACGCGCTCTTACTATGATGATGGGCATCACGCAAGACCCGGAAGCGCTACAGGTTCTCGGCTCTATGGCTATGATGAACATGGAAGGCGAAGGCATTGAAGATGTGCGCGACTGGTTCAGACAGAAGATGTTACGCATGGGTGTTGTCAAACCTACTGAAGAAGAGCAGTTGATATTAGACGATCAGAAAAAACAAGAAGCACAAATGCCTCCTGATGCTAACACGCAATTCTTGCTTGAATCGGCTAAGAAAGCAGGGGCGGACGCGCAATCAGCAGTGGCTAAAACTCAGCTAACAATGGCTCAGGTAGAGAAAACAGTTGCAGAGACCGATAAGATCGTCGCTGAGACTACGCTTGACGAGCAAGACAGCACCACTAAGAAGCTAGACAATCTCGATAGGGTAGATAATGCCATACGAGGGGCAACCGGCCAGCCTGAAATGGACGAGACCAAAGAAGGTAAAGAAGATGCAAATAGAAATACAGAACAATGAAGAAGATCAAGTAGTAACGCCAGAAGTAGTTGTAGAAGGCGAAGTAATTGAAGGCCAAGTTTTAGAGACTGAAGACGAGAATGCAGAGATTGTTATCTCGTTAGGTGATGAAGTTGTCACCCCAAAGCAGGAAGAGGACAAGACTCCAGCCCCTGAATGGGTTAAGGACTTACGCAAGCGCACCAAGGAACAAGAAAGGATTATCAGAGAGCAGCAGGCACAGCTTGACGCTTTAAGAATACCAGACCAGAAAGCAGCTCTAGGCAAGAAGCCGTCTATGAGTGACGATGGTATTGACTATGACGAAGACGCTTTTGCTGCGGCTATGGAAAAGTGGTATGACGACAAACGCAAGTTTGATGCTGCTGAAGCTGATAAGAAAGCAGAAGCGGAGAAAGCTGATCAGGAGTGGGGCGAAAAGCTGCAAGGCTATCAGGATCAACGCGCTAAACTCACCAAGATAGAAGACTTTGAAGAAGCTGAGGCCACTGTATTAGGTAAGTTGTCACAGGTTCAGCAGGGAATAATTGTAGACTCTACTGATATGCCAGCCCATATAATCTATGCGTTGGGCAAAAACCCTGAGAAGCTGAAAGAGCTGTCTGCTATCACTAATCCCGTCCGGTTTACGGCGGCACTCATAAGACTGGAGAGCAAGATGACAGTCAGCAAAAATAAACCTGCTACCGCGCCTGAAAAGGTTGTCTCTGGTAACTCAGCAGTCAGCGGTATCAATGACAAGACGCTTGACCGTTTGCGTGAAGAAGCGCAGAAGACTGGCGACTATACTAAGGTGCTTGATTACAGAAAACAGTTGAAACAGAAAAGATAGTAGTGTATATAGTGGTTTATACGAGTATCGCTAGCTCAAAATAGCAGATTGCTTTATTTTAGAGGCTTCCATCCAGCCCTGACAGGATGAGTTAACCGAGCCAATAACGGCTTATTTTTCTCATTTTGTCGAGGGTTTCATTATGGCTAACGCCTTTAGTAAAGAAGAAATTGTAGCATTTGAAGACATGCTTGAAGGTTTTAACGACGAGCTGGTTCTGTCACGTAACGTCAGCAAGTACACCACTAGCGATTCGCAAATGGAGCGTACTAACAACATCATCTGGCGTCCACAGCCTTATATCTCTCAGTCCTTTACTGGTACTGATCAGACCTCAAACTTCAAAAGCTCCACTCAGTTGTCAGTTCCTGCAACTTTGGGCTACAGCAAGTCTGTGCCTATCGTCATGACTGCTTTGGAATTGCGCGATGCGTTGCAAGAAAAACGTCTTGGTGATGCTGCCAAGCAAAAACTGTCTTCTGACATTAACGTTGCAATTATGAACGTTGCATCTGCTCAGGGTACTGTGGTTATCAAGCGCACATCGGCTGCTTCTGGCTATGATGACGTTGCAGCTTGTGATACTGCATTCAACGAGCAAGGCGTAGTGTCTTATGACCGTTATCTTGCATTGTCTAGCCGCGATTACAACGGCATGGCAAGCAACTTGGCTGGCCGTCAGACAATGAATGAGAAGCCTATCAATGCTTATGAGCGTTCACGTGTAGGTCTGGTAGCTGGCTTTGACACTTACAAGCTTGACTATGCAAACCGTCTGACTGCTGCGGCTGGTGGTGGTTCTATCACTATGTCTACGCTGATTGGCGCTGCTAACTACTACGTGCCTAAAGCAACTTCTACTGCTGCTGGTACTGGTGAAGTGAGCAACGTTGATAACCGTTATCAGACTATCACTCTCAGCTCTAACGCTTCTGTTGCAGCTGGTGATTGTTTCACTATCGGCGGTGTTGAAGCAGTTCATCACATCACTAAGGGCGGCACTGGTCAGCTTAAGTCTTTCCGCGTTATCTCTGTTGGTGCGGCGAACACTGTTGTTATCAGCCCTCCAATCATCTCTAACCAAGGCAACACTACTGCTGAGGCTGAGTACAAAAACGTTAACGTAACTCCTTCTGGCACAGCTCCTATCGTGTGGCTGAACACTGTTACTGCTGCGATTAACCCGTTCTGGCAGAAAGACGCTCTGGAGATTTTACCGGGTCGTTATGCTGTACCTTCTGATGCGGGCGCTGCTGTTATGCGAGCTACTACTGACAACGGTATCGAAGTTGTTATGCAGAAGTTCTATGACATCAACACTATGAACGTCAAGTTCCGTTGGGACGTGTTCTTTGGTGTTGTGAACAAGCAGCCTGAAATGTCCGGCATTATGTTGTTTAGCCAGACCTAATAATTGGGGAGGTTATCCTCCCCTTTCTTTTTTCTAGATGGTACAAATCATGGCACAAGTTATTTATGATTATGGCACTACCGAGGTGACTATTGCTGAAACGCATACTATCGTCGGTAATCCGATTGTACAGTCTGCTCATAGCTCTACAGGTGGAATCTACGGTAATAGCGCTCAGTGGCGTACTCGCAAGACCGCTGCTAACACGTTTGTTTCTTATCGTATCGCGTAATAAGTGCGGGGGTGTAACAGCCAACCTATCTTTTGAGGTAACTATGGAATTTCCTACACTCGTATTCAAGAAAGGCGGCGCTCACCAGAGAAAGGGCGGCACGTTTTCGTATTTAGGCATTAACGATGCAGAAGCGCTAGAAGTGGCCTTAGCTGCTGGATGGCTCAAAACCATTGAAGAATTAGATGCTCCTGTAGTAAAAGTAGACGAGGAAACTCCTCCTACTCGTGAAGAATTGATTGCTAAATGTAATGAGTTAGGTATCAAGTTTCACCATAAAGCAGGCAATGACAAGCTGGCCGCTTTGATAGAAGAGGCTTTGAAGTAAATGGGGTGGACTAAGCGCCAATTCGTACAGCGAGCCTTTGAAGAGATAGGGCTTGCTCAGTACGTTTTTGACTTGCTGCCTGAGCAATTGCAGTCTGCAATCTATCGCCTTGATGCGATGTGCGAAAGCTGGAACGGTTTAGGCATTCGTTTAGGTTATCCGATACCGTCTAGCCCTCAGTATTCAGATTTAGATGAACAAACAAACGTACCAGATTGTGCTAACGAGGCAATCTACACCAATTTAGCTATAAAGATAGCCCCGATGTTTGGCAAGCAATTGCCACCTACATCAATGATTAACGCAAAGCAGGCTTATAGTGCGATGCTGACTAAGCTTGCTCCTACGCCACAAATGCAGTTGGGTACTATTCCAGCGGGTGCAGGACAGAAGCGCGTTTACTATCCGTTTATTGTCGAGACACAACAGCCGTTACTTGCTGGCCTTGATGGGGCGATTGAGTACGATGGTAACGCTTATTCCAATGTAGAGGTATTGCCGTAATGCCACAGATTAACCAGTTACCTACCAGAACGCCTGTTGCTGGCGATCTAGTTCCGTTTTTCTCCAGCAATAATGGCGATGCTGCTAAAACATCGTTTACTGCTATCGCTACACTCATAACAAATTTGATGGGAGTATCTGGAGGCGGTGGATTTATCACACAGTACAGCGCTCCGATTGCTACGGATTTTACTGTTACTGTTGGCGGTGTTGGTCAAAGCACTTGGCTGATTGTTACACCTACTACTGCCGGATTTGAAGGTACGATTACGTTCCCCGATGTTGCTACTGTAGCCGATCAGCAAGAATTGATTATCAGCACTACCAATAATATCTTGTTAACCTATGTTGCTACCGGAATGACTGTGTTTGGCGCGCCTGCAACATTGTTAGCTGGCAATTCTTTGGTATTTAAATACGATCTTGTGTCTAAATTCTGGTATTGCGTATCTGGCAATACTGATGTAGCCAAGCAATCTGTTGGTTGTGGAACTATTGCTACCACAACTATGGTCATAGCAACACCAGAGACCTATGTTGTGTCAAAGTTCGCATCGTCTTCATCATGGAATGTCAGCGATGATCTGGAAATTATGACCGATGGCGCTGGTGATAGTGATAGTCAGGTGTATTTTAAATACACTGGAACAGAAACTATCAAAGCACTGGTAACGTTTTCATTTTCCGCTTCCAATGATACTGCAGACGCTTCAATCAAGGCCGCTATTGGCAACCAGTCAAATTCTGATTCTGCATTATGGAGCGGTGAAGCACAGCCATTTGATGCAGATAAAATCGTAAGCATTACTGTGCAGAAATTGCAATACCTGAATACCGATGAAACCGTGCGCCTATGGGTTACATCGGATGCAGCATCCACAATATCCATCACTAAATTGCAAGCCAGCATTATTCAAATATGATAAGAGGTTACTATGATCAATCCATTCAGCCCGCAATTTAAAAGCAATCAGAACCTCACCGCTGCTGATCCCGCTGACTTTATCGTTATCAACGAACAATCTGATCAGGTTAGAGTGGTTAACAATGGGTCAAACGTTGCCTATGTATGCACCTATGCTGCCGATGGCACTGTGCTTGTCGCTGATGCTACTGATTTAGCTGTGTTTGGTGGTCAAGCTACAACATTCACAAAGTCTTTAGCGCATAACAGACTGTCATACTTCTCACCATTAGGCTCTACTCTTTCTGTGATGACTGGCAAAGGTATATGACACTGTGAAAATCCCTATTCTTAACGGCATATATACCGATAAGAATGCCGATTTTCGCACGTCTTATCCTCGCAATATGGTTCCCGTTCCTAAGGATACGGGCATAAATAATGGATATTTAAAGCCAGCGGACGGCATCAAATTATTCGCTGATGGTGTAGGCGTTGACCGTGGCGGCATTAACTGGAACGGCATTTGTTATCGTGTAATGGGAACAAAGCTGGTCTCTGTTGCTGCTAACGGTGTGGTAACTATTCTTGGTGATGTAGGCTCAAGCAACATCGTTGTAATGGATTACTCCTTTGACCGTCTGATTATCAATTCAGGAACAAAACTTTTCTATTACACGCCAGATACCGGGGTAGAGCAGGTTACTGATACGGACCTTGGCAAAGTCTACGATATGCTGTGGATTGATGGATACACCATGACAACCGATGGCGAATTTCTGGTTGTTACTGAACTGAATAATCCTTTTGAAGTTAACCCTCTCAAGTATGGAAGCTCCGAGATTGACCCTGATCCTATCGAAAAGATTCTAGAGCTGCGCAATGAGGTTCATGCTCTTAACCGTTACACGACTGAGGTTTTCCGCAATGTTGGCGGTTCTAACTTCCCGTTCCAGCGTGTAGACGGTGCGCAGGCAATGAAAGGGTGCGTGGGTAATCGTGCAGCCTGTGTGGTCGGTGATGTGATAATGCTGGTAGGTGGAGGCCGTAACGAGTCTATCTCTATTTGGGCGGTACAGAATGGTGGCGCTGAGAAGGTTGCTACTCGTGAGATTGATATTATCCTGTCTGGTTACACAGATGCGGTATTAGCAAAAACCTACTGCGAGTCTCGCGCTGATAAAGGCCATCAATTCTTTTACATACACTTACCAGATAAAACACTGG